CCCAGAAGCCTCGTGACGTTCCGCTCCTCGTGGCATCCCCGCGCTTCGCCGAGACCAAGAACAATGGCGGCACGCAGACGTTCAGCTTCACGGACTGTCAGGGTCTCACGTTCAACGGGGATGTCGCGATTGATCTCGGTGGGCTTTCCTCGTCAGCCACGGACCACGCTATGTTCACCGCCCTACTCCGGGCCCGTGGCTCCGTTTGGCTGGTCATGTCACCAGCGGCCCAGAACATGAGCATGCTCCAGGACCCGTCGTACGGCTGCTCGAAGATAGTTTCCGCGATGCTCGCTGTGGCTGCAACCGAGGGCACCTCCGTCATCAATGAGGTCTCGGATTACAACGAGATTGTTAAGCGTGCTCTCCAGGACCACCTGGCTTCTTCTCTCTCCCCTGCCGCTGTCGCCCTGCTAGGTCTGCCCGCTCCCCAACCGGTCGTCGCTGGTTTTAGTCGTCAGGACGATCGCGCCTGGGAAGCCGTTCAGGCCCACCGCGCCATCGCTCGCAACCATGCTGCCGCACCCCGAACCTATCTCCCTTCGCTCACGCCGTTCGAGGTCCGCCCTTACGCGCCCCAGCTGAGGCACTCGCACCGGAAGGACTTCGCCAAGCACGCCGTTCGCCACTACCTCCCTGTAGCGAGTGACACGAGAGTCTCCGCCTCGCCCACGGCCTATGTTCCCCCCCATAGGAGGACGCAGCGCGTGTTGGTTGATCCCGTTGACGCGTTCGATCGCCTCCCGCGCTCCGCCGACGATGAGGCCGTTGCCCACGATTTCATCGAGCCCACGGCCGTCCGCGACCCTCTGGGCCCGCGCGAAGCGCAGCACCATCGCGGGACTGACCAGGCGCTCTTTCAGAAGTCCATTCCCGACCGCTGCCCTCCACGCCGAGACGATCCGGAGCTCACCGCTGCCGACCGCTTGCGCCTTAACCAGCTCATAGGCGGTTTCCGTAAGAGCGTCGACATCGGCCCCGAGCGCTGTGACATCAATGAGTTGCTGCTGGAGGACTGCCTCGTCCGCTGCGCCGAGTCCTGGTTCGCCGGCAAGTCCAAAGCCCAGATTCAAGCTGCCGTTGGCAAGTGGGAGGTCGACGACGACCCCTTGTTCATCCGCGTTTTCCAAAAGGGGCAGTGGATCAAGAAGCTTGAGGCCCGCGGAGCAGACGTGAAGAAGTCGCAGGTTATTGCGCAAGTGGCCATGTCCCGCACTTTCCGTGACGCGGTGTGGTGCGAGTACCTCGAGGCGTCTCTTTTGCCCAAACTCCGCCCCCACACGCTCTATTTCAATCGGCTCAATCCCGCGCAGCTCGGAGACTGGTTCACAGAGCACTGGGACAACTCGCAGCCTGTCACGGCCAATGACTACACCGGGTGGGACACGGGTGTCGATCGCGTTTTCCTCGCCTTTGACATCTGGCTCATGGAACACTTTGGTTTCCCCCCCGGTTACGTGGCACGGTACAGACGCGAGCGCTACCTTTCTCGGACGTTCGTGGGGCCGTACCCCATCATGCAGCCGTCGGGGGATCGGTACACCCTCCTCCTGAACAGCATGCGGAACCTTGCGCTGTGCGGAGCCAGCCTCGACTTCCTCCCTGGGACGCCTATCGCCGTCTGCGGTGACGACTCGGTGGTCTGCGGCGCTTTCAAGAAGCCCAGGTACTTCCAGCCTCGCGCCTGGCGTATGACCCCGAAGCTGTCGGTCTCCCCTGTCGCCACGTTCTGCGGCTGGTC